CTGCTACATCTGTGAGATTGAGTGCACCTGCCGCATAGTTCCTAGAGTTAGGAATTTCTTTGGGGGCTACTACTTCTCCTGTAATCTGTCTAACACCTGAGAACAGTTGTTTGTCTAGTACTGGTGGTACTATATGTCTCATTTTATCACTAATGTCAAGACCAGCTTTGCCGTCACCTCTAGTTAGGGCTTGATGGAAGAAACCATCTACATAAGTTAAAGAGACAGCTGCGCCGTCAAGCTTAGTAGTAGTAACTACAGCATCTTTGCCATAATCTGGAGCTTTATCTTCGTTTGCGAAGACTTTTTGGAGTGAATACATTGGGAAGGGGTGCTTATAACGACTGTCAGTAGCTGAACCCACATCATCTGTATTTATATTGTCTACAAGGCGGTCGTATACTTCATCTGGAATCAAAGGGCGTCCATTGAAATATGCATCGCGGCACTTGCCTAAAAATGTTCTTATATCTTTATTCATATTATATATTATACTTGGATTTTGGGTTGATGTCAAGAACTATTTTTCTGGTGTCCCACGCAAGACTTGAACTTGCAACCTACGGCTTAGAAGGCCGTTGCTCTATCCAGTTGAGCTAGCAGGACTATTAAGAGAATTGTATAAATTTGTTTCATAAAATGTACATTGTAAACTTTATGAAACATATCTCATGAATTATCAAAATTGGGGTGAGCAATGGGGGTCGAACCCACAACCACTGGCTCCACAAGCCAGGGCTCTACCATTGAGCTATACTCACCATGGCGGTCTGTAAGGGAATCGAACCCTTATATCAGGATAGACAATCCCGCATAATAACCATTATATTAACAAACCATTAAATTTGGTACCCCGCAGGAGACTTGAACTCCTATTACTAGGATGAAAACCTAGTGTCCTAACCTTTAGACGAACGGGGCATTTCAGTTGGCGGAAGATGAAGGATTCGAACCTTCGATGGGGGTGAACCCCATACTCCCTTAGCAGGGGAGCGCTTTAGACCACTCAGCCAATCTTCCTATCTTGTTATTCTAGACTCGTAACTGGCTTCGTCTTCGTCCCACCAGTAGGGTTTGTCTCTGTACTTCCACTCGGCAAAGGTTGCTTTGTCTTTGTGGTAGAATCTTCTATAGGCTTCGACAACATTATCTCCTTTGAGTTCATCGGGCATAGCGGTGGCAAAAGGTGTGAGCCCGGTGCGTGGTAGCTCGATGTCTGGTAATTTAAGTATGACCTCGGACAAGCTTTTATGTGTCTTGCCGTAACGGTAGGTATATTCTTCTCCGAGGGCAAGGCTGTATACGTAAAGCCATTCATAATTATCAAGACTGGTACGAGCCCAGATGCTACAAGGGTGATTATACATAGTAGGCAGGTAGGGGAAATCCCTTGGCTCATTTTGCTTCTGAGTAGAGACTTTAGCCCACTCGTCTGATGTAAGTTTTTGGGGTGCGTATCCCACATATTTTGTAATCCAATGTGTTGTACATAGCATCTGTGCAGCTTCTAGCGGCATCTTAACTATGTGCTTGTCTACATGTGCTTCTGCACACGCGTCTATGTTTTCGTCTAGTATAAAAATATTCATTACGACTATTATACTAAGTTTTTGAGGCTATGTCAAGTACTTTTTAAGATATGCTGCAAATTCTTTATGACCTGTCTCGTTTCTGTGGTAGAAACCATTATAATCGCCAAAGTCATGCAGTCCTTTAGGAATTGCTTTGCTCTCTACTTCTTCATACGTTTCTAGACACATGCTATTATATAGTGCAGCTTTGGGGATAGTAATATTATGAATGTCTTTTATACTTCTATCGAACATATCGAAGTGATTTATAAAGGTGTACTCTATTCTTTTTTTGTCTAGGAAGTCCATGATACCCCTTACACCTAATGCCCAGGTACAGGCGTACTGTATGTCTGTCATCTGACTGGAGTTGCCATCTAAGTCTTCGTATCTGTAGTCAAAGTTACCCATCTCGTCTAATCTATATGTCCGTGTGGGTCTGCATACCGCTATAAATACTCTATCGTAGTTAGTAAGCAGTCCTTTGTGGTAGTCCTGTATTAAACGTAAGTACAAGTAATCGTAGCTTACAGCAGGGAATGCGTTTAATCTTGACTTAGGGAATAGTAGGAAGGGATAGCTTTCTGGCAATCTGCGGTTAACAAAGTGTATTACAGACTGATTAGTAGCTCTAGCCATTTTCTTGTTCCACATGACTATAGCTCCATGCAAGCCAAATTGGTGAATTAAATCTTGTTTTTCGCGGTATGTGTTACGCCCGAGAATTCGGTCGTGGTCGGCTTCGTACCCTTGCATATGGCTGTCGCCATAGAAGTGTACTGGTCTACGAGTAGAGGTCATCGAGTGTTACTTTAAAGTAAGTCTCTAGTATTCCCTTTACTTCGGAGAGTGATAATATTTCAACTAACCCTTCAAACAATGCTCTACTATTCTCAAAGTCAAGCACCATGCTAACTCCTTCCCTAGTAGGCTTCCACGTTTCGTCAAAGTCTAGGTAGTATTTTCTGATTGATAAGTACTCCACTTCTCTGAATGTGTTTATGCTGAGGTATACCTTCTCGTGTTTAGCCTCGTTATAATGTATCAGCTTCTCATAGAGAGCTGGTGCTTCATGTAGTTCTATCATTTTTGAGTATCGCTGATAAGGGAACTATAGAGGTCACATTTCCTGGGGTTAATAATCTGTATGAATCGGTATCCCAACAAAACAGTAAGACCTGTCCTGTAGTTGGTTTTGCTCGATTCCTCTTAGATTGTATATATTTGTTGTCAAAGTCAAGGGTACAGACGTTATACTTTAGTCTACGACTGTTCTGGCTCCTGTATGTTATTATCGCATCGCCGCACTTGTCGACTTGCTGGATAAATTCATCTATCTTCATGAGTTCCTTTTGGGTTATAATTGTATTCTACCAAGAGTCCCATTCCTAAAACTGTGAGGTTGTTTCTACAGATACAAAAATACGCTAGGTAACTAATGCTACCTAGCGGTATCTCTATCTAAAGTTAACCTGCTGTATTTACTTTGTTAATTAACTCAGCGAAGTAGTTTGCAGCCTTACCTGTCAACTTACTTATGATAGCAGCGTCAGCTTCCATACCAGCATCTGATATAGCATCTGAACACGCTTGCTGAGCGTCGGCAACAGAAACTCTGCCACCACCTGTACTTCCACCACTTTTCGTAGCTTTAGCCGCAGGAGTTTTCTTAACATAAACACCAGCTTTTGTTAGTATCATTCTGACACCATTTGGGCTCTCACCTAATTCGGTCGCTATTCCACTAACTATTTCCATACTGTTTTCTGGTGTAGGTTCTTCTGCAGTATACATCTCTACTGCCTGAGCTTTTGCTTCATCTGTCCAAGCCATTTTTCGTCTCCGTTTATTTTGTTTGCCAAACTTCTTCTCGTATTCTTCCAAAGTCTGTGTATTTTTGTAGCCAGGGCACCAGCCCGTAGCATCTAACATCTGATTGTAAAATCTATCGCTCATACACTTCTTTTTCCAATTTATAAGTATATTATAGAGGAAATGTAGTGCGATGTCAAGAACTATTTTTTAAAACCTATACCCGTAGGTGTCAAGGTCTTGCTGAACTATAGGGCTAATAATATTCAGCAGGTTAGTGCCATACCATCTCTTATAGTCGGTGGAATACTTTTTGTAGAGCAATTCCATACTCTTTTTGTCAGGGGTTATACCTAACGCTTTGAAGTCTGCTTCCCACGTCTCTAAGCATACAACAGCATGACAGTCTTTATAGACGTCACTTTGCAACTGTATATTAGTACGTCTTACCCAATCTTCTAAGCCAATCCAGTCCCAGCTTTCTCGGTAGAGCGTTATAACCCTTTCGTAAGGATTTCTAACGACTCCAATAGTACAGTCATCTACTTCTATGCAAATACTTTGTTTCAAGTCTTAACTCCCGAGCTAAAGCCTTTGCATCGTCTACCAAGTAAGGTAGCCTCGAAGGATCTCTAGTATCTATTTTAATTAACTTATCTAGCAATGCTATTAGCTTAAGGTTGCACTCGGTAATTTTGTGGTCAGGTCCGTAGTCGTTCATTAGCTTTTAAATTGTCCAAGGGCATCAAGTTTTTCTTGTGCCGCTGCCAGCTTTTCTAGCTGTACATCAATAGATTCCAATATTTCTGGGTGTTCCCCAATCCCTATGGGATTTCGCATATAAATTTCAATATTCGCGGCACATTCTGCAATGACGCCTTGATATTTCATCTTTAATGCTGCTAGTATAATAGCTCTCATTCTTGCTCCTGTAATAATTGTTGCACGTAAATTCGTACAAAGTTATCCCTATATCGGTCGGACAAGACTGGGAATATCATTATGGGAGCAGTAATAAAACTACCTGCTCCAAATATTAACCAAGCTGCTGGCCACCACCTTATAGTGTTATTGTGAGGCTCCATTCTTTGTAGTACCGCCATGCTGGGATACCAAATTCTGTATTGCGCTAGTATCCATGTGGTGACCCACATTGCCATAAAAACGTTGCTAGATGTTAACTCCATATTGCTCCAAGTGCTTTAAACTCCCGATATCGTAGGCGACGGAAAAGGAGTTATGCCCCATTTTCGTTCCATCTAGCCAAGGGAATAAAGTCTTTGAAGTATCACAAGGAGTTAGAACATATAATTGATATCCTTTAGCTCCATACTTTTCTTCATAGTTGCAAGCGTTGAGTCCAGGTTTAGTAGCTTGATACGCTAGAGTATGCTCTCGTTGAACGATAGCAATTCCATTGTCTCTTGCACTCCACACCTTTTCTCCTTCCTCAAAGGAATCACTTACGCACTCTTCGGGCAACATGATATCTGCTGTTCTACTAAAGCCTGCTGGTAACTTTGATGGTATACCAACTCTTTCTACGATAGCTTTTACAAATGCATTAGACCTGTATAATCTAGTAGATATCTCAGATATGTTTTCACCACCTAAGTACATCTCGATTACAGACTTAATCTCATCTCTTGTTGCGCCTTTGCCTCTATTCTGGCTTCTACGTTTCTCTCTAAATTCCCAAACATCAGTATGCTCATCTATGATTTTCTGAAGTCGGGTCGTGTTATACCTTATATTCAGAATCTCGCAAGCTTCCTTCTTTGTTATAGGAGTTTCGTCACTTAGTAACTCAATTACTTTCCTAATGTTCTCATCTGTTAAATTCTCATGAGATTTCTTTTTAACTGTTGCCATTATATTTCTCTATTATGACTATAAGGGGTAGAGTCGACTGGTGAGCCGTATTCTTCTCCATCTAGTACTCGTGTGTGTTTCTTGCCGTAAAGCATGATGGCATAATGAATAACTTTAAGTAAGTCAGCAGGGTTATGCCCTTCCTTCTTACCATATCTCTGGGCATATTTCATTATATTCCCAATACAAAAACCTTCACCGTGATCACTATCGAATATGAACTCAGTTGCCTGAATCTTTCCACTAGCGTAGTGTTGGTCATAAGTTGTATCTATGTACTGCCCTAAGGCTGTCAATACTACATCTTCGTTAAATTTGTACTCTATCTTATCTGCTTTCGCCATACCAAAATCCTATTTGTGTTAATCGAGCAGTCTCAAAGGTGTCTCCGAAACCTGCATCTTCGGGAGCGTGTAGCATACTTGCTTCATACATAATACAACGATTGTAACGATTACTGACTACTGTATGGGGTTTCCATGCAGGATCAAGCGCTAGTGGAGTATCCCAATAATTACCTTGAATTGCAGGATAATATTTACTTGGTACTCTATTCTTCTTTTGTATATCGTATACTGAACCATCGTGTTCAAATAATATAGTTCCACTCCGAGGAACAGGGTTTGGATTTAAGTAAATAACTAGGGCGTACATAGTACCGCCTTCATCTGGTAATTGGGAAGCATCTGAATGTACCCAACTAAACCTATTATTTTTCTCAGCAAAGCCTAAGTTAAAGGCCTGGTGGCTTCTATGGAATTTATTAACTCGTTCCCCAACTATTGATTGTAGTTTGTTTCTAAGGAATACGTGGTTACTATGCCACTCAACTTCTTTCTGACTTTCCCTTCCTCGTAAGTTACGCCAGCCAGGAAAGTTACGTTTTTTCGTCTGTCTGTCTATTCCTTCCTGAAAGTTTAACTTCAAGGCTCTTGCCCTGATTTCGTCTGGGTTAGGGTAAAAGTCGTCTATCACCCATATCATTCTATCCGCCTTTTGCTAACTCATCAATTACGTCAAGTCCACCTTCTATCTTAGCTAGGTATTCTTTCTGTCTCTGAAGTTGTCCTTCAAGCACAGTTATCTGTTGTTCAATTTCTACCTGTTGCTGTATAAGGTTATTCTTCAATACTTGTGAGTGTGTTAATGTATCCATATTTTCTCCAAGCACACCAATTAAATCTTCTAAACCTTGTACCATCAGTCATCTCCATTGAGTCTGTAGGCGTTTAAAAGCTGTGTGCTACCGTTTTTCTTAATCATTCGTAAATTTCTGCGAAGATGAGACTTATCCTTAGCCTTGTTTAACCATGCTAATTTCTTATCGTCGTCCCAATCTGCTGGCATAGTTACTCTCATACCATCAATTTCGTACGCACGAACGCCTTCTTCTTCTACAATGTTCTCTCTAATGGTCTCTTTTGCCATTATGCTTCTCCTAAAAGAAAGAAACTGACACTCAATCCTCTAGGAACCCGCGATGGGAGCCTTGGCGAGGCAGGTACATATGGGTAAGTCATTAGCCTTATACTGTTTTTAGTGTGTTACTAACTTATTTAGCGTTTACACGCAAAGTATATATTAAAGCTGTGTATTCCTACTCTTCTGTTCACTTGTCCTGAGTGTCAGTCTCTTAAACTGCTTAAGCTATAATTTTATTTATAACTTTATTTTTTTATTATGTATATTATACACAATATTTAAAGTTCTGTCAAGAACTATTTTTGGTTTCGTATAGGTACTACTTGCTGTTTATCTTATCTTTCGCTGTTCCAGCGTATAATCCAAACCAAGCTGCACCAGCTCCTACCACAATCGAGATAAGTCCTGATTGCTCCAATGTAGGTACTGCCAATTCCATGAACCAAAAAGTACAATAGTATAACAAATACATATAAACTGATAGGAATAGTCGGGGGAATATTCTCCATGAGTCTATCATTTGTGAAAACCATATTGCTTTCTGCCAAGGATTATCTGGCTCTTTATCATTCTCAAGTTGTCTGATATTTTCTTTTAATTCTCCAATCTCAGATACCATCGCCATGAATTTGTTAAGGTCAATCTCGACTTCGTTCCTAGACATATCGCCTGAGAACTGTTCACTAGGTTGTGCCATTTATATCTCCAATCCAGTCCAACCATTCTTCCCTCCATGTACCCTTCTTATGTGTGGAAGGAGGGTTGAAATGAAAAGAGATTGATATTCGTGGTCCTAGGGTTTCTACCCTGTGGTACAGTTTAGGTGGTAGGAACAGTAAGTCCCCTTCACTTAAATCTATACATTTATTAACTGTTGCTTGCTCGGGCTTACATTCGTACTCATATTCATTATATATGTACCAACGAACTGTCCCCCTTACATGAAACAGGAAGTTTTCGGTAGTATCAGCATGTATTGGAAAACATCTTGCGTCCTTTTTACTAGACATATAAATGTTTGCCTGCCCTCTACCATAGTATTCTTCAAAGTCACGGCACTGGTTCCACATACTTTTGTTCAAAAACTCACTTAGTGAGAGAACAAATGACGAACCTTCCCACCATTTCTTGAAGACATCTTTCTTTTGTAACTTAAATCTTTCTTTCTTATGACAGTACTTCCTACCAGTCTTATAATCAATTATTTGTAACTGAGGCATTCTGTCATGACCGCTTAGTCCATAAGAGTTTAGATAATTATCTGCTTCTTTCCAACTAAAGTAATCTTTAAAGATTGGCTCTTCACTTTTTACAACGAACCATTGATCGGTTCTAATTTTTTTAAATTCCTCTAAAGGCATCTGTACTAACTTTTCTAGCTTCATTCAAATATTCCTATTGCGAACTGTATTGTAGCAAAAGCTAATAGCATAGCTCCGAATACACAGGCTTGAATTATTGTTGCCCAGAAGATTTGTTTCATAGGGTGTACTTCTACTATCTTCTCCATCCATTCCTCTGAGGGTGATAGATTTACAACTTGTAGTATCTTCTTTTCTATCATGTCTCTAGCAAACTATCTTTGTCTAGAAACCATACTACTAAAGAATCTCTGTACCCTTCAAATACTGGTAACACTTGGTGTTCTACATTTGGTTGAAATAGTAGCACCTGTCTCTTTGCTAGTTTAACTACTGTCTTTTGACCTACCATTTCGACTTCGCCAGGTATAACTCTATTTGGTAATTTAAACTCCATATCCCCACCTTCGTACTCGCTAGGGTCGTTTAACAAGCAGGACATACTTAGCTTTCTGTATCCTCTACCTGAACCATCAGTATGCCACTTATAAAAGTGTCCTCTGCCGTATCTAGCAATTTGTAAAATTTCTGGAGTATAGTTTGGATAACCATTGTCGTTTATGAACTCTTCCATTAGCATTATGCCTTTGGGCTGTGCTGCCCCTTCCTTTTTTGCTCTCTGAATATATCGGCACTCAGTCTTTCTAAACTCAGGGTCTAGCCCTCTTGCTGTGTACCCCTCCATCGCTAGGTGAGTATCAAATGTACCCCTACATATATCGAATAGCTCCTGAGGTAATGGAGCGTCTAACTTTTCAAACATCATAGTAAATCTACTAAATCTTGTACCTTATACTGGAAATCCCATAGTTTATTAACTATATCCTCGCGTCTGTAGGTTGCTTTTGCGTGGCAGGAATACTTTGGATGCCATGGCTGAGAGGATAAAGAAGTAAAATGGACGTGCCATATTTGGTCTAAATCATACGATTCCTGGTCACCTCTATCTTTGGCAGGTCCGTCAGTAACATACCCATCAAAGCTGTTCCATCTACTATCAATTCGCTTGATAATAGTGTCTTCGGCTTTAACCCTATCTGGTGAGTGTACTGCCTTAGCAAATACATTCTTATAACCCCATTCAGTTGCTGCAATTACATCACAAGGTTCAATATACTTTCGTGCTTGTTGATTGTCAAATACAATAACAGAGTCACTAAACCAACCTCTTTCTAGGTCAGTTCCTTTGTGTATCTTAGGATTCATATTGAGTGTGTCCCAGACCATTCCAAAAGCACAACCATCAAGGTTAGTGTCCCATAACATGCCTATGTCTCTGAGATTCATTTGGTCTACGTCCATGTAGATTGCTCGTCCTGTAAAGTTGCACATCTCTGGGATTGCATACCGAAAACAAGTAAAGGGTGTTCCCCAACCATTCGTATTCCAGTCTTTAAACATACTGGGTCTCAAGAAGGTTATGTCTAATTTTCGGTCGGTATTCTGATGCAGGGAGTACACCAAAATTCTTTCTATCCATTTGTCTTCATACTCTGAAGTACCAACGAATATTCTTACTATATCTTCATCTATTGTTGTACCTTTCATACTTTCTCTCCGATTACTTTTTCGTATTGACTTAATAGATCTTCTGAAAGCTTCTTACTAGCATCTACTTTGTAGTAAAAGAATAGTGTTCCTTCTTTGGGGTAGTAGTTCATGATTCTACCTCCTGGAAATAGTGGCTTCTCTTGCTCTGCTACTGTGAATCCAAAGCTATCTGAGTCTTTCCAATTCATCAATTCAGGACTATGTAACCACATAGCTCGTTGCGCTGATTTCCTATTCTGTTCTAGCTCTTTTCCACTTCGAATTGCCGCGTAAGCTCCATGAGATTCTAGCGTAATTATGCCTGAGTCTGTTGGTAAGGGTTGTACTACTGAGTATTTATTACACTTGACTAGTGTTAAGGTCGAAATCACAGCGTCTTCTAGACCTGTGTGTTTTCGTAATTCTTTGAACATTCGCTCCTGATACCTTTTACTAAAGAAAGGGAAAGAGGAGCGATATGCTATGTTTGGTGTTAGACTGTAGAAAGTATATGAATCTGCGTGGATAAATCTCCAGTCTGTTTCTGGATTCATATATTTAAGGGCTTCGTCTGCTAAGTCATTAAAAAGTTGGTAGTTCATTCATTTAGTACGTGGTAATAAGTTTAAGGGCAGCATCAACATCATGTTGGTACTTCTCAGGGATACTCAAATCTATGACAACTCGGGGGCGGCTTCCTGTATTGCAATCTGCAAACCAAGTATCGCCCTCTTTTCCATGATGACCGCTTATACATGTCCAGTTTCCTGCACCTGTAGAATGACTCTGGTCTTTTACAGTTGTTTGTCTTTTTCCTTCAACTTCTATCGAATAACCACTACCACCATTATAAATAAATCTAATGTAGCATCTTGGTTTATTTTTAGAGTTGCTCCACCCTGTGAATCCCCATCTGGGTGGCATTACAGTTAAGGTATCGTAATACCACTGCTTATTTTGCTGATAATTGTCTGCGTCCATGCCGTTCTGAAAGTATTTTAGGAAGAAGAATTTTTCAGTCCTAAGTCTTTTCTTAAACGACCCGCCTCTCAGACCCACAATATTACCAGTATAATCTTGGTAATTGTGTGACTTAGGATAGCCGACAAAACTTGCGTCTGCCATGTGTACTTTAAGTGTTTTAAAGGTTAAGTCAGCTTTAGGCTGGGCTTCCCATGTGTGTGGCATTTGTATTAAGATTGTTGCAAAAGAGTCTAACTTCTGCAATATCTTAATGTTTTTAATTGGTATTTGTTTCATTTTTCAAAGCTTCTGGGTCTGTTACCTTTTCATAGTAAACTACGACCTCTTTGAGTTCAGTTATATATCGCTTAAGTTCTTGCATATTATAACTCATCAACTCGTAATCAGGGATAGACATAGCCACGAATACTATCTGGCCATGCTCCTTAGTCAACCTGTCGTGAAACTCTAATATATTCTTATCTGAAACAACGTACCACATAGGCTCTTTCAAGTCTATTGCTCTAGGCATTATGGGTTGTGTTATAACCCTATCCATAGGTTTTGCTGTTACTTCAATTTGTTTTGGACTTAGTAGACTGCAACTCGACACCATCATCGAGAGAGTCAATAGTCCTACTAATTGCTTCGATTGATTCAAATACATTTTTAGTTCCCTTGTTGATTCTAGGCTCTAGCATACCCGGCTTTGCCGCTGCTAGTTTGGTTAAATTATGACGTTTAAATATATCTAAATATCTATTCATCTCCATCTGTGTTGCTTGGGACTTAGCCTGAAGTTCCCCGAGCGACTTTGTTTGTAATGCAAAATCATTCTGCATTGTCTCTATCGCAAGTTCTTGCGTTTGTACAGCACCTTCCAGCGCTGAATTGTTAGCTGTTAAGACCTGGTTGGCGGTATATAAATACCAACTTCCTAGACTTAATACTACTATTACTCCTATCAATAATTGATTCATAATTGTTCTATCCTGTAGTTCAACCCATCAGCGCCTCTTATTTCTATAAGGTCGCCATCATCATTGTAAAATTTGAGGAAATTGGGTTGTCTTTTCACAAACTTTTTAACTATATAAGTTCTATCGTCTGCATCGCCAAATGTTTGGTTATAACTAACTACTAGAGTATATCTCGGAAACATTGCATACTTAAGCCAATAATACAACCATTTTACTACTTTCCAAATAGGAAGGTAAACTTTTGACAGATAGTTGTTAATTTGCTTGAAGAAGGCTTTCATAAGGCAAATAAATCAGCCTCAGCCTGTCTTCGTCTGGTCAGTCCTTCTAGGACTTTTCCGCCTGCTTTGTTCCATCTTAGCATTTGTGCTGGCACGCCTGCATAATCACCTGAGTTTAGTACTTTCAAAAGTGTACTTGCGTTCAAGTTCCCGCTACCTAAATTGTATACCCATGATACCATTGCATCAAATTGGTTTTGTGTTAGGTCTACTTTGACTGCATTGTTGATATAGTTTTCATACTCTACCATTTCTTCAATTAACATTCTGTTAGCTGTAAGCGCAGTTATTTCATCGCCTTCTGAGACGCCTTTAATGTGACCATAGCCAATAGTCCATACACCTGCTGGACATTTATATGCCTTTAATTCAAGCCCTTCAAAGTGCTTGATTAAGTCTTGTCCTGTGTCGCTTAATTTCATAATTTATTATCCTTTTTTTCTGTGGAGGAATAGGGGAGACTAGCTCCCCCATAAGTTTTAGTCGATATCGAACTGAACCTCGTTGCTCTCGTCTTTCGTGATATTGACTGTAAGGAGTCCATCTTTTAATTTGATGGAATCTACCTTTAGGTCGGAATTGAGGACGAATGTTTTGTCAAATGACTTTGCACTCAGTCCTTGATGAATGAATGTATCACCCCCTGCTGTTGAGACTCCTATTACGCGTAGTTCGTTGTCTTTCTGAACTACTGATAATTGTTTCTTACTCCAACCAGGCACAGCGATTTCAAGTTTGAATCCACTTTTGCCCTCCACTATGTTATATCTGGGATAGTTGCTGTCCATTTGGTCGAACCAAGCTGGGTTATGCCCTAACCAGAAGTTTTTAAGTATTTCTCTGTGTAGTGTGTTTGCTACCATTGTTTTTCTCCATTGTGCCTTTCGGTCACGCTTACTGCCCTTTCGGTACAGTTGTTTTTTATTTCATAAGCTTTTTAGCTTACATGATAATTATAACAAATTTTAAGATTGATGTCAAGAACTATTTTCAATCATCATAATCTATCTTGCCCTGTTCACGCAAATAATCTAAGGTATCTGAAATACCTATTCGTTTTCCTACTGAATAAAAGATGCCGCTTAGGCATACTGCGACTACGAGCCATTGCAACTCGTTAAAACCGAATAATTCCATACTATTTTCCTATGTGTTTAATATCTGATGGAGGGATAACTTGATAAGCTCCCTTGTTATAAGCTGGAGCTACGGTGTACTTCTTACTTGCTTCTACCTTCCAAGAATTATCTACTGGGGCTGAATACTTACTCGTTTTACAACTAGGATATTCTTTCTTAGTCTCGACAACTGGTTGTGGCGTTTTGGTCGCTTGCATACTGTTATGTTTTGCTACCCTTTTCTTCCACGCATTTGTTTTCCTTTTTCTTCCGCTAGGTGAATAGCGCATAGAACCTTGTACTATCATTCTGTTTTCTCTCCTTACTTTTTTATTTATAGATATATTATACTACTATTTTATGCGCGCAGTCAAGATATTTTGGAAGTTAATTGAAAATAGTTCTTGACTTTTGTTTCAAGATTTAGTATAATAACTATATGAGAACTTGGACTAACGAAGAAATAAAGTTATTGCGCAAAGCATATAACAACAAACCTATAACTGCACTCGCAGCTGAACTCGGCCGCACCGAACAATCTATTCGCAGTAAAGTACACATCATGCGAAGAAAAGGTTTCTCATTCGATAAGGTAACAGATGCCAAGTATTAAGTCTGACAATATGCCATTTGAGAGAGCATTGAGAATGTTCCGTAGAAAATGTGATAATGCTGGAATTGTACAAGAGGTAAGAAAAAGAGAGTTTTTCGAGAAACCTACAGCCAAACGAAAACGCATGAAAGCTGCCGCGAAGAAGAGACAGGAAAAAATTACATCTCAAAACAACAGCTATACTAAGCGCAGACCAAGACATTTGATGTAAACCATAGGTCATATTACTACTTAACAGTTCAATTTCTCCTAAATTTACAGTCCTCATCAAAGATTTAATGTATTTTCTAGTACCAGAAACTTACTCCAACCCCTTAAGCGATATACCTTCGAAAAACACATCTTGCATTATTTTAAAAAGTATGGTAAAATATACTTATAATTTAGAAATGCAATCTAAACAAACCACGAACTACTCCTCCTCTCCCAATCTCAGAATATAGAATTGAGAGCGTCGAAGGAGCGACAGCGGGGGAGACGCGATATTCAAATCTGATAAATTCTGGAGTAAAGCAGGGAGTCAACTGTGTTAATTACTTTCAATCAAGAAAACCAAATAGAGCGTCATCTAAATCTAAACCCGCTAAAGAAATCCCATACTCAATACAATTACTAAAAATCCCTTAATATTTCATACAACTTCGTCCAATTGAAAATTTTTTAATTCATAATAAAAAGCCCTCAAACAGAAGGCTCTTTGTTTATATAAAATTTGGTCTAAATTATACTTAATTTCTCCCCTAGCATCAAACTCCCATCAGTTTTCTACTGAGTTTTCCTACTCCTAGCTTCTCCAGATCTTGGTCTTGAAGCATACGTATCTCTTTTGTATCAATCAAATCTCTAGTACCATCAGGAAACTTTAATCTCGCCTTCACACCCGTAGGGGTATCAACTAATCCAAGGACTTGAGCATAATTTCCTTTTAATCCAAACTCTCCTTTACATATTCTCATTTGAAATCCTCTGGTCTTAGGTTAATTATGAGTGTTTCTTCTAGGAGTTTTAACGAACTCTTGGGTGATTTCTCTAAACCCGCTAGGGCTTGATAATCTACTGCTAGAATACCTGCAACACTCTCTACTAACTCTTGTTTGGTAACTGGCTTTTCACCCGCTTTGGTTAAGTACTCGGTTTTCTGGTATACTCCTTCTCTGGATAGTTTACCTATTACCGATTTTATACTCTTATCTAATTCTTTTGCTAATTGTTCTACTGTTTCTCTAGTGGGATTAGCATTATATCTGCTTTTCATTAGCTCCACCATATCTATTGTGTAATTTATAGCCATAAGTCCTCCTCTATTTTATCGACTTCTTGTTTAACTCTGTAAGTGCTTATGCCCCATAGTTCTGCTACTACTTCTACGGCTTCATCTTCTCCGAAATCGGATACTGCTTTCCACCATTGCTCAGCCATTACTTCTTTTCTTGTTTTCATTAGTTATGCCTTCTCCAGCTATCTAATAGTTTCTGACCAGTAACTCTTTCACCAAAGAGTATCTCCTGTCCATCACTTGTTATTCTTACTATCAGTCCTGAATTGTATTGGGTATCTACAACTCCTTTTCCATCAGCAGTATCTTGAGGTCTATTGTCATACCACATTGAAGGTAAACTATGTGCATGAAGAGATCTAACTCCTAATGCCCATACTTCAGCTTCTAGTATGTCCCTCTGTCTTTGTACTGCATCAGAATACTGACTCACTTGAAAAACCTAAAATTTGCACCCTTTTTGATTATCTTTTCGTATAATCTGTTCCAATTTCTTACTACTACCATTTCCCAGCGTTCCCAGATCCAATCTAGTTGGTCTGTATCTTTGTACCATTTCGTTATCATACTGACTGCAAGCACCCAGATAAACAATGAAAAGATATAGTTAAATGTGTAGTAAGGAAATAGAACTATGTCGTTTAATAACTCCATTATATATCTCCTACTTCGCGGGTCTCTGACCTCGCCACTTCAAAGCCATTTGGATACCTGGCTTCTAACTTTTTAATATTCTCGTCCATTACTTCGTCAGGAGTATAATCTAATGCTATACAACCCTGAATCCAATACCAAAGGATGTCGCCGAGCTCTCGTTTCATGTGGAATCGTTCAGCTTCTGTAAGAGGTTTACCTTGAAAGATACACTTCTTAATAATTTCTGTAAATTCACCACTCTCTGCCAACATTCCTATAGCAGAGGTTAGAACACGGGGAACATTTACAAGTCCCTCCGCTTCTAGTTTGGAAGTTGAGTTTATAAAACTCATAAAATTTGTCGATTCTCTACTTGTTGTAGTATCAACAAACTTTGCATAATCATTTATTTTACTCATCGTTTTTCTACTTCCTATATAAATTCAAGCCCAGGAATGCTGTGCCTGATGCTATCTCTAGCTTCTGATTTCCAGAGCTTGAGGCTATAATGGTTGATTTACCACTTGCACTTTTGCCAAACTCTACCATTGTGTCTATTTTGATAGTCAGTA